GCACCCGATGCTGCCATGATGTCGGTGAAATAATTGCCAGCGTTTGTGACAATAAATGAATGAACGTGGCCATTGCGTTTTGAATATTCGGTGCGCTCTAGGCCAACCCTGGCCGCCAATATTTCATCAGCCAGGGTCAGTTTAATATCGATCATTTTTGATGATTCTTTAGATAGCAGCCACGGCAAATGATGAATCGGCTGTCCACGATTCTGATCATGTCCCGCATTGCAAATGGCTCAAAACATGCATCGCAATTGGTGGCTGATTTTTCGCCCAGGATTTCACCCTCAGCAGTGATGTGAACGGTAACGCCATCTCTTGAAATTGATATTCCGCCCATCTTAATTCCAAATCGCTTTGCAGGTGTTTGTCTTTGATCCACAAACATATCCTGAATAATTTTTTCCAGTTTTTGCATTGACACCTGATTTGGCCAACATATAACCATGACTGCATTGAGGTGATTCACTTGGTTGAGTATTGGTCAAAACCTGCTCAACTAATCCATCCAATGATTCACCAAATGATGGAAAATCCTCATTTTTAGCTGGTGGCACCACTGTCAGATTAACCCTGCGCATCTCCTCAGCGGATGGGCGTGGAATGCCCTCACTGAATTTGCTAATTGATCCCGTATGCAAACTGCGGCCAATTGCGGATGTAGTGCAATTTTCCAATGGGAATTTATTTTGCATGGTGCGAAATTCCTCAGCAAAATCTGTTGCGAATGGAATCATGTCATTGGTATCACGGTATAAATCGCACTGCACGATATACCTGGTGCCATCCTGAAAAATCAGTTTGACATCAATTCGGCCATTTGGCCAACGCACCCAAAATTTCTCAATGCGTTCAGCGACCGTTTCATAATTATCTAGTGGCATCATAAACCCTTGAAACTACGTCACGGCTTACGGCTAAACCCCTGGCAAACCCACGCCTGCTGCCCTGGGTGTCGCCCCGTTTGTAACCTACTTTAAAGCCCATCCATGAGCCAATTGCGACCCCAAAAACTAGGGCTGCACCATTTATCATTTCATTTGTCATTTATTGCTCCCGATCTGATCCCCCGCCCGATACGGTGGATTGGAATGAGTATGGCACCCAGGGCTGACACTGGGCAATTACCGACATGCGATCAATCGGTGTTTTTAGGCTTATCCTTCGATTTCAGGCCATTCCCAGCCAAAACACCACCCAATGAACCAGTCAGAAAAATTGCCAGGGTTTTTAATAAATCAATAAATGCCGCATCATTTGGAGCCTGGGCACCAATGGGTTGCGTGACAAAAATCAACGCATAAACGATCCCAATCGTTACTGTCAAAAATGTAACTGCCAGCGTGATTCCAATAATTAAAATCAACCGTGCGTGAATGTCTTGGGGGTCTAATTTATTTTTTTGCTGCTGGGGTGTTTCCCAATATCTCATCACTGCAGGTGCCAGTGACCTTGCATTGCGGTGGTGTGCATTCGGGTTTTTGCCAGTTTTCATATTCTTGGCATTCATATCTGACCCAACCATCGTATCCACATCCTGAAAGGGCTGCTGCAATTACCACCAGCCCAATCAATTTTTTCATTATTTTGTCTGAATTCCAAAACTTGAATCATTAGGATTTAAATATCGCATGATGACTGGAACCAATGCAGCAATTCCACCCATTGCCATTGCTTTTAAATCTCCGCCTGCCATATACACGGCAAGTGCCGCTGCGATATAACTACGCAACCAACTTGCAATTAATAGTTTTGTTTTCTCCATTTTCAGCCCTTCTTTAGGTTTAGTTTCTCAATCAATTTGACGCATTCTGCCTCATTGACTGAAACCTCAAAATGCATTTCATCCTTGCGGGTTTTGTAATCTCCACCCCAACGCAATCCATATTTTTTGCATAGTGCCTGGATCATCACCGTCTGCATTGGTGTAAATGTGCCTGCGTGACCCAATGGATGTTTTGTCGCATTTAAATCAATTGCAGTGCCTGATGAATGATTGCTCAAATTGTCGGATGATCCACGCACATTTCTAAAACAATAACCCCAATCATCCAATGTGCCTTCATCGATTGGCTCAATGTGTTCATGAAATTCAGCTGCGAAAGTCACTAATAATGGCGCAACTTTTTCAGCGCATCTCAATTTGATTTTTGTTCCAGGCACTGGAAATGATTTGATGCCAATTTGATTTTGATCCTGGGATGCAGTCCAACCATTTTGACTAATTAACTTAGTAATAAGCGTGCCTCATCCTCGTCGATTCCCAATTTTTCAAGAAGTGCAGTTTTAGCCTGCGCTTTTGATTGTGCTTGCTGTATTTGCCAAGCATCAAATTGAGCAAAACCATCTGTAAATTGTTTTTTAGTTATTGATTCGCAATTTACAAATTCAATGCCCTCATAGTCATCACCAGAAATGATCCAACCACCTTGAGGGATAAGCATTTCTAATACTTCTCTGCCATTTGCCATATCATGCACCAATTTCTAGTAATGTAATTGTGCTGGTTGAACTTCCGTCTTGAACAAAAACTGAAACAAAAGAACCACCTGCATTTTTGAATTGTGTTTTGTAAGTTGTGCTTGAAGTAGTTGCTGGACTATCTAAATAAGCGATTGAGCAACTTCCAAATTGATTATACAATGCTGAATTTGTAAAACCAGCAGCACCAGCAAAATCTGTAACTAATGAAGTTGCACCTCTAAGCAAATTTAATAAAAGATTACTTCCAGCATTTTGAGATGATTTTCCGCAACCATTTTGATGTACCATCACTAAAACTTTTGATGTGCTTAAAGTTGGTGTGATGGATGCTGTTAATCCAGTATCCGCCAAAGTACTTGATGAACTTGAAGTGCTAGTTGAATAATTAGCAGATACAACCTGCAAAACTTTTCCACCACCAGCAGGGGCTGCCCATTTAAGTCCAGTTGCTTCTGCGCTGTCAGCAGTTAATATATAAGAGTTTGTTCCAGCCGCTAATCGACTGAATGCATCTGCACCAGTGCCAACGATTAAATCGCCTTTAGCATCAATTGCAGTTGCCATTGAATTTGTAACCGTAACGTCACCTGATGTTCCACCGCCTGAAATTCCAGTGCCTGCGGTCACGCCTGTAATGTCACCAGGGGCTGCACTAATCCAAGTAAAATCCAAATCAGTGTTTGATGTTTTGCTTAATATTTGACCAGTTGTTCCACCTAATAAATCAACAAAATCTGAATCGACCGCCTGACCAAAAACCTCAAAATCAGCTGGCAAGTCAGTCACCAAATCTGTTGGTGTTGGCATTTGCCATCCAAAATTGCTTGTTGGATTACTCATAGTTTTCTCCTTACGCCACTATTGTGGCATTTTCCCAATCCAATATTGGTGAAATTGTATTCCATATTTCAGTGCCAGGCACGTCATCCCACACCATTGATTGAATGGAATATGCCAACGGTGAAAATAATGGTGTCACTGAAATTTGATTATAGGCTGCTTTAAATGTCCAGCCCTCAACAAATCCTGCAAATGATCCTGCATTCATGTTGAGCGGTAAATCTGAAATAAAAACTGGCATTCCCATGAAAACATTGATCAATGAATCCCGATCTGCATCGCTCAATTCGGGGTTAGTCAATTCATAGGTAATTGATGAAAATATTGGCTGGGGTTGTTTTCTTAATGCAATGTAAAAATCGGCCTGATCCTGGGCATCAGGTGCGTGTCGAATCGTGGTGCTGATAATTTGGCTTAATGTTCCATAAGTAGCGATTGAACCCGCATCAAATGCTGAAACCTCAGAATTGCTATTTTGACCATATTTGATTGTTATGTTATTTCGAACATCTCCAGCCCTGGTTTGAATCCTGATTGAATTTGCCAATGCTTCATTTGCAGTTAAATCCACATAACCATTGGCCGCCAAATAAGTGGTGCGATGTGTCGAATCAGCATAACCAATCAAGCCACTTGGTGATTCATAAATGTAACCCAATCCTGATGTTGCCAATGCAGAAACCAATGAATAAACATCAATGCGATCTGATGATCTTTGTGCCAATTCATAATTGCCTGGCTGATCAATTTCACCCAATCCAGTATTTTGTGCATCCTGCCACTGTTCAGCAGGATCATAGGCAGCCCAGGTTTCAGCTGCTGGCACTGCATTCCATTGAGCAAATAAAAGTGCGCTCAAAATTGTATAAATTTGATCTCCATCAAAATCATGATTTAAAACGCCATTGGTTAAGGCTTTAGGCAACCTGGCCAATGCACCCAATGCAATGATTGTGATTCTTTGTGCATAAGCCACCTGGCCTGCATCCGATATTGAAACCGCAACATCAACAATTGACCCACCAAAAATTGGAATAAATGTGGCAGTTGAATCCTGCAATTGAACGCTGATTGAATCATTGATTTGTGCAACGATTGGTGATTGATCCAAATTGATCAATTCAATGTTTATGTAACCCGCTTGGGCTTGCTCATAAATATTTGTTCGCCCGCTGGTAATTGTTAAATTAGATAAAATTGCATCGGTGTAATCAATCCCCGCAATTTCAACTTTCCAAATTGGATTCCATAAAGTCATTACTGAATCCCAGCCAATAATCCTGCGCCACGTGTGCCCCGATAAAATGAACTGTTTAAAGTATCAACCAAAACCCTTGCAGTGGCTTCGGGATCACCTGCAACTCCAATGTTCACGGTAATATTGCCCGCAGTTTCAGGTGGCAAATTTCTCAAACCCCTACCAGTCAATTCGCCACTTGATGTAAATAATGCAGGCATGTCACGCATTCCATTAATTATTGGTGAATCAATTTTTGGCATTGTTGAACCGCCCGCAACTGGTGTGGATTTTGATGTGAGTGATCCGCCTGAAACTGATGACTCTGTTGATTGACCAGCCAATGGGTTGCCCTGATTGTATGTGAAATTTGAGGATGGCTGGCCAATTTTGTTTAAATAACCAATGTCAGCACCAGGTCTAATTAAATTGAGTCCCCTGATGACGGTGTTGATTGAATCAATTATGAAATTGATGATTGGTGTCACCGCTCCCAAAATGGTGCCAAATGCGCTGATTATTGCAGATGCGGCTTTTGCGCCAACATCAACCAAAAATCCAAACACCTTGCCCAATATTGGCAAAACATAATCCTGCATTAAATTAATAAATGATTGAAAATTTTCTCGATTGTTATCAATTGCAGTTTTAACGGTTTCCCAACCATCCTTGAATTTGTTCACAATCGGCACGCCATATTCAAATAAATAACCAATAAACCGCTCAATGATTGGGAGCAATGCGGTGCCAATTGATTCTTTTGCTTCATCAAATCCCTGTTTTAATCGATCAATTCTGCCCTGGAATGTTTCGGCATTACGTGATGCCGCTCCACCATAAAGATTGCTCAATGCAATTTGGGTTTGTGTAAAGTCCATTGCCTTTAAATCAGCTGCTGACAAACCAATGCCTAATTTTGCCAATTTTGCATCTTGGCCTTCATAGGATTTCGCCAATGCTTCAGTTACGGTTGCCAAATCTTTTCCAGTGCCCTTTGAAACATCCAATGCCAAATTTAATAATTTTTGAGATGAATTAACGTCTTTAGTGGTAACTGATAATCTCTGGAATGCATTTCTCAAATCATTATCGGCAACGCCAGTGGCCAATTGAGTTTTTGAAATATAATCCTCAGTCGCTTTGATTTGATCATCGGTTGCACCAGTTGCAGTTTTTAACGCACTGGCCAATCTCAATTGTGCGGCTTCATCCTCAATGGCTGATTTAACGCCATCAATGCCAATTTTGACTGCATAGGCGGCTGCTGCTGCGGCTGCTGCGGCAAATGCCAACCCAACTTTTTTACCAACATCGCCCATTTTGTCGCCAAATGTTTGCACATCTTTTTCGGCTGATTTTAGATTGTCGGTTAGTTGCTTGGTTTCAGCTAAAATTGCAAGTTTTAAAGTGCGTGAACCCGTAGCCATTTCACCACTCCTTTACTATTTTATCGAATGCGGATTCCCATTGATCAATTACATAAGGTTGATTTGCTCTTAGTGTCGGATAAATAAACCAACCACGGGAACCCCGGCCGAATCTGCCTGACCAACTTGGGAATTGTTTAAACTTGTTTGATCCAAATTCATAACCGCCCCACAATTGTTGCGTGGTTGCACCGCCACTAAATTTTTGAGATGCAAATCCAAAACTAATTTCACCAATTTTGCTGGTTTTGCTAACTCTGGAACCTGATGCAATTCGATCATCGGCTCGATTATCTGTTGAACCCGATGCATCAATAATTTTGCGTTGCAAATATTCAGCCAATGCACTGGATGTTTTTTTGGCCTGGGTAACCGCTTCATCACTCATGGCTCCAAATGCCTTCATGATTGAGCGCAATTCGCCCTTATCATAAGTGATTAAATCAGTTGCCATTTTGCTGCTCCAATATCTCCACTGCGGTTAAAATCTGTTCAGCGGTTTCCCATTCACTCATTGGAATGTGCGTGGCAATTGCCAACTCAACCAATAAGCGGTTTAGACTGCCCCGCTCGTATCTTTTGGGTTATCCACCCCCACGGTTACATCGACCACACCATCGCACCAGGCTTCAAATGGTTTGATTGGTTTTGTGGTCGATCGCTTCATGGCGTGATAAGCCAAAA